GCTGAAGCTCCGGCTGGAAGGCTTAATGGCGGGGAAGGTCATAGTCCGAGCGACCGGCGGGTGCGGGGTGATTGACGAAGGCGATCCATGGCACGGCGTTCACCATCGGCGGCGCCCTTCTTGGCAGATTGCGCCATCGCCGCCTCCAGCTGTTCCCGGTCCACCCAATCGCGGTCCATGAACTTGGTGGTCTCGAAGTTCATGTTCAGCACCGGCGCGTTGTCGCGGCCCCTGGCCTTGATGTCGTTCGACGCCATCATGCTGCGCAGGTTCTGATTGTTGGTGATGCCACCCGACTGACCGGGGACGAACAGCTCAGGTCCACGCTCACCGACGATTTGCGCTCCCCCTGTCGATCCGCCAGAGGCCAGCAGTAGCGGCATCCCAAGCGCTCCAGCAAAGCCGCCCCAGCTGCTGCCGAGCCCTGCAGTCGCACCCCACATTCCACCGCCGCCACCAAATAGCCCGCCGAGACCACCAAAAAGTCCGCCGGCGCCACCGCCGCCACCAAACGCTGCAGATTGCAACGCGGCTGTGTTGGCTTGCGTTGCCACCGTGTTCGCCATGGTCGCCGCCTGCTGCGGGTTCAGCATGTTGGTGAGACCCTTCGTGAGCATCTCCTCCAATGGCCGGAAGGCCATGTCAAGGAACTTGTCGCCAAGGCTGGCAAGCATGTTGCTCAGTGCAGCCTTCACATCGCCGCCAGTTACAGCAGCCTTGATTGCGTCTTTGATGCCACCCGTAAGAGTGCTGGCAATCCCGCTGGCATCGGACTCGGCCTGCTGCTTGGCCGCTGCTGCATCGTTGGCCGCCATCTGTGCAGCAGTCAACTGATCAAGGCCAGACACGGCACCAGCCGCAGCACCTTGCAGCCCGCCAAGCGCTGCTGCGTATTGCTCCTGCGTGATGATTCCAACTTTCACGGCTTCGTTCAGCACTTCTTGCCGTTCGCGCAGCTGCTGCGCCACCTCAGCCTTCTTCAGCTCGCTATCAATCAGTTCAGGTCGCACGCCTTCCATCTCCAAGCGCGTGCGGAGCTGCAACAGCTGCGTCTGATTGTTCAGTTCATGCGCTTGGCTCTTGAATGCCTCGGTGCTGGCCTGCACAAACTCAGCCAGGTCCAGCTGCTTGAACTGCTGCTCAGTGGCGAGCAGTTGCTGCAGCTGCAGGTTCAAGCCTTCCAGCTCAGTCTTTTGCGTCGCCACATCACCCATCGCTCCAACAACCGCAGCGTCACCGCCTTGTGCACTGGGGGCGCCTGCAGATGCGCTGCCGTTGAACTTGCCGTGGATGATCTTGTAGATCTTCCCGTCTGGGGTTTGGAACACGGCGTTGTCGCCATAGCTGCCGGGCGTGCTGCCCATCCACTTGGCGCCGTTCTTCAGCCCCAGTGATGCCCCGCCACCGAAAGCAAAGTCCCAACCAGCGTGAGGGCCGTAGCTGCGCGATGCCCCGAACTCCCCGCCAGGAACGGTCACGCCGCTGCTCAGCGGGCGGCCATTGACCTCAACAAACTGATCCAGAGCATTGCGACTGAAGAAGCTGCCGTCGCTGCGCTTGATGTCGAAGTGCGGGCCGTATTGATTGGCACCGCGGGGACCGATGCCGCCTTGGATGTAGCGGCCAGCTGCCGAACCGATCTGAGCAACACCAACCCCAGCTTCAGCCGACTTGATGGCCTGCTTGGCGCCTTCAATCTGCTGCTGCAGGTCACGCACACGCTTTTGGAATTCCTGCGTGCCTTTGCTCAGGTTGTTGACGAGGTTGGCCTGATCACGCGCAGCGCCCTGGTAATTGTTCGCCCAAATGCCGGCCAGGCGATTCGTCAGCTCTTCCTCCAGCTCAAACCGCTGCTTGACCAGCTCCTGCTGGTTCTCAAAGATCTGCCCGTCCAGCGCGATGCGGTTTTTAGCAAGCTCTTGATCAATTCTGCGCTGCTCTGCCTCCAGGTCTTTAGACGACTTCTGCTTCGCTTTCTTTACCTTGTCATCGGCTAGTAATGCAGGAATGGCAAGATCATTCGCTGCCGTCCCTGGCGAAGGAGCAGGGGCAATCCCCCCGCTTAGCGCGGAACGGCTAGAGCGGTTGGTCTGCATCAGGCTCTTCTCAAGCCTTTCCCTGTAAGCATTAACCTCCCCGTCAAACGGATTTAACGCCCGAGCGCCGAAGCGGTTTCGCGTGCGCTGCTTGGCTTCATCACGAGAACGAATCTCGTCTTGCATCACCGTGGCGTCATTGATGCGATTGATGATCGCCGTGACGCTATCCAGCATCCACTTGAATACAGGCTCAAAGAACTTGCCGATGTTCCGAGCCAGTTGCTCAAACGCGTCTTGCAACGTGCTGAGCTTGCCCGCCAGCGTGTCTGACTGGGCAATAGCGCCATTGGCGTATTTGCCACCAGCTTCCGTCAAACGCTTGACGGCAACCTCAACCGCCTCAGCACTGATCTGCCCTTTCTCCAGTGCTTCCTGGAATTCCTTCCCAGAAAGCTTGTACATCTCCTTCAGTTCTTCCTGAAGGGCAACGCCACGCTCTTGGAACTGCAGCAGCTCTTCACCCTGCAAGCGCCCCTTCGCCATCACCTGCCCATAGGCAGTAGCCAGCCCGCTCAGCTCCGCACCTGTCGCGCCCGCAATGTCGCCTAAGCGCTTGGTGGTATCAACGAGGTCTTTTGTCTCAACGCCAAACGCTTTCAGCCGCTTGGCGGTCTCAATGATGTCCGAGCTGGTGAATGGCGTGACGTTGGCAAATGCCTGCAGCTCAGCAACGATCTGCTTTGTCTGCTCCAGGCTGCCCGTCAGGACCTGAATGCTGCGGGTCTGAGTTTCAATTTCGGCAGCTTTGGCAAAGACGAACTTGGCAGCCTGGATCGCTGCATAAGCCAGCGCCAGCTTGCCAACAGCACCAGCGAGGTTGCTAAAGCCACCTGCCGCAGCTTGCGCCTGAGCACCTGCACGCTTCGCAGCATCGCCAGCCTTTGCAGCGCCTTTCTCTGCACCCTCAAAAGGGTTCTGCCCTTTCAGCTTCTGGGCAGTGCCTTCAAAGCCGTTGAGCTTCCTGACGGCATCATCAATCGCCCGCGTCTTGGCAGAGAACTCAAGCCCAACCTGATAGGTGGTAGCCAAGATCCCTGAGCAGCGCTAGAGACAGCCTACCGACGCCGCCGCATTGCCTTCTCTTGCGCTGCCTTCTCTTCCTGTTGCCGCAGCTCATAGAACGTTGACCACAGCCATAGCTCCTGTGGCGTCATCCGTTCCTCCAGCTCGACCAACGTGTAGCCGAGCTTCTCAGCAACGATCAGCTTCAGGACTAGCTCGCCGTCTTCCTTGAGCTGCTTGACGAGGGCTTGGGGTCCAGCTCCTCATCCTCCTCCGCCACCGGATCAGACAGCAGCTGCAGCATCAGCGCCTCGACAACACTGGCGGGCAGTTCATTGCGCAGCTCGGCAATGTCGCCAGCGCTGAATAGCTTCTGCCCGTTCTCGTCGATCGCCTTGGTCACCAACAGCTGCAAGGCGAAGTCGGTGGCATCGTCAGACTTGGCCTGCTTCTGCGCACGACCACGCTCCGCCAGGGTGAGCGGGGTCATCTGAAACTCAAACTCAGTGCCATCAGGAAGCTCCACGCTGCGACGTGTGGGCTTCATGCTCACCGCCGACTTAAGGCGATCCAAAGCTCTGACCACGATTGTGACTCGTTGAACCTTTACAAGGTTAGCCCTTCAAGCAGTCGCGACACCGGCCATCCGTATGAATGCCGCTGCCTAACGCAATGACGCTTCTTTGCATCTAGCGACATCCAAATTTGAACAGGCACACCTAACCGAGCAGCCGCCGCGGCTTGCCTTGCCTGATTGCTCGGGCCGACTACGCCGTTCTTGCTTAAAGCCTGCCGCCTGGCCCATTCCCGCGATTGCTCCCGCTTCCGGGCTCTTCTGACCTCTTCAGTGATTCCAGCTGCAGCGCGCTTAGACGCTTCGTTTTGTCTGCGGGTCAAGGCTCTCGCAGCAATCTCAGCCTCGCTCCATTTGTGGCCAGACATTCTTTGTGCGTGCATTTCTCTGACGTGATCCGGGCATGGCTTGCCCAAATGGGCCATGCGCTGCCTGTGTCGCCATTTAGGGCAGCTCACGACCTTGGCTCTTGTCCTTCGAATTGCTTGCCTGTGCTGCTCTGTAAACACAAGGCCCTTAAACCCTTCGCCGCCGTCCGTGCGGTTCCTAAGGATTCCGGTCCCAATGTCCTTGCGCCCATAAACGGCTATGTAGCGGATTTCCCATTCTTTTGCTTGATCCCAAGACAAGCCGGCTTTCATCACCCGAATCAGCGACCTGTCCGCCGGAACTGCACAGTTGTGCAGCTTGCTTACTGGGCGGCTGTGGTTGCTTGAAATGCCAACGTAATAAGGCGAGAAATCAGCTTTGCGTAGATAGCAGTACACAAAGCAACCCTTGGCGGCAACGGCCTTGAAGTCGACAGGGGCTAAGGTTCTCATGGCTGGTCGGTAGTGCGACTGGTCCGGGAGAGGGGGCTGCAACCCGCCTCTCCACCACTATGCCCTACGTAGGCGCAAGGGGCAACTCTGCAGGACGGAGGGGGGCCCAGCCCCCCTAGCGCCTGGGCAGTGAGTCACCAACCGCCGCCCACACGGTAGCCCACGAAAAAGCCCCCGCCGAAGCAGGGGCGTCATCCTCCAACCGAGCCTGCGCTCAGCTCAGAGACAGATTAAACAGGTGCGACGGAGGGCCAGACAGCGAGAAGTTGATCGTGGCCACAATCGCGTCGGTGGTGTTCACCGAGATCGAGAAACCCTCCAGCGAAACCGGGGCCTCGATGTAAGACGACAGGGTGTCGTCCATCTTCCCGGCCACACTGCCTTCGATCGCGTTCACGTAGAGCTTCACCGTGGCACCGGCTTGGCTCTTGAGCAGCGAGTTGGCGATCAAACGACCGCTCAGGCTCTTCTGGTCACCGCTGAACAGCACGCTCATTGAACCCGTACCCGAGGCAAAGCCAGGGATTGTTGTACGGAACGAGGCGTACTTGTCGGCGTCTCCGCCTACTTTACAAGGTAAAGTCGTGATATCAATGGACTCACGAGAGAAGTCCATGCTCCACTCCTGGACCATACAAACTAGGTCGTAATCAGCATACTTGATGTTGATGTGACCGGTTGTATTTTCACGCTTAGTAGTAAGCGTGGCGGTGCCGCTGAACGCAGTGCCAGGCGCGGCTTTGTCGATGGCGTCACCGCTGGCGTTGGTGCCACCAGTCAAGCTGATAGTGCCAGCAGCGTTGGTGTAGCCAGTGCCGGGGTCGGTGACGGTGATCGCAGTAGCAGCCAATGCGCCACCTGAAGGCACCACAACAGTTGCCCGCGCGGTGGTGGCAGTGCCCTGCACCAGACGCACGTTGGTGTAAGTGCCAGGGACATAGCCCGCGCCAGGGGTTGCAGCAGCCAAGCTGGCAACACCAGAACCAGCTTTGCCGCCATCACCATTGAGGGTGATAGGGACACCGCCCTTGGTAGCCGACACGCTGATCTCCGTCTTGCGCACATCCACC